ATGTCAACCAATGTTTCAACGATCTTAACATCATGTACTCCTGTGCGGTAAAGTTTTTCAACAAAATCTTCAAACTGAGTATAGCTACGTTTCTCTTCAACAATAATTTTAACAAAATTGTCTTTAAATGAATCTACATCAAAGTTTGAGTAATCATTATCTAAGTCGTTATAGTAAACCTTTTGAAATATCTCAAATGGATTCTTAATAAATCTAAGTCTATCTGTTTCAGTATCATAGATATGAAATCCTCTTTGATCTTTATAATCATTCCAAAACATTTGATAAGGATTACCTAAGTATTGGATATTTCCTACTTTTGATCTATGATGAAAATGACCAGACCAAACACGATCATAATCTTTAAACACAGACATATCTAAACCACCATGATCAAATCTCATACCTGGTGTAACTTCAAATCCATTTATTTCTAGATGACCACAGACTATACTAGCATTTGAATCTGCTACTGTTTGTAATGACATCTCTTTATTATCAGAGTTGATCCAAGGTAACATCAAAAATTTCTTACCACCTATCTCAAGTTCTTGTACATCCTTGTATATGGAAATGTTGTTATAGGTTTCTAAAAGAAGTTCTGGTGAATTAATCTTACTAGTATTTTTATAGTACGTAGTATGATTTCCAAGAATCATGTGTACATCATACTTCTCAAGTCTGTCAAAGTAATTTGTTTTAATACGATTAAGAGTATTAAAATCCACAGACTTTCTATTATCAAATGTGTCACCAAGATCAAAGACTGTGGTGATACCTTCTCGTTCAAGAGTAGGGAAAAATATTTCATCATAAAATTTCTGCCAGTAATTCCAGAACGGAAGAGAACCCTTACGTCCATCCAAATGTTGATCTGTTATAAGTGCTATCTTCATTATTCATATAAAGAAATTGTTTGAAAGAAACATACAGTTCCTGACAATATTATTAAAAACTTTACTAATTTAATCGTCATGATCATCCCAAGGATCTGCTAACTCTTTATTGTCAAAGAATGCTTTGTAAACTCCATAACATATAAACAACACAGTAATAACTGCTATTGATATTCCTAGTGTCATATTAGGATCTGCATTGTAATGTGGTATGAGTGCATTACATTTAGTCCATGTACCAGGCAGTGTATATACTGGTGGACATGAACCGAATAAAAAATCTCTTGCGAGTTGTAATTCAAAAACTGAAGTCATAATTAATAGTTTTTTGATTTAGGAATATTGCCACCTTCTTTTAACTCTGTTATTTTAAACGTGACAAGTTTTTCCCAAGGAGAATAGTTATCAAACAAAACTGATGCTGTTTTCTTTGTACATCGTTGAACAAATCCAACATAACCATTATATATTGAAGTTGGATTATCAATTGTAACTGTTGTACCTGGCAAAATCATTCTTGCGATCTCCATTCCTTTCTCATTTTAACATATATATCGTTTCTCGCCACAATATCTCGTACTCTTTTAAATATTGTTGCGGAATGAGCATATTTACTGGTTGCGTGGTCTTTTTCCTGTGGTAGTATATCTCTCGTACCCTTCTTATACTTTCTTCCTGAGTTATGATTCGCATATCTTCTCGACCTCGTAAATCCCATTTCTAAAAACTTTCGACACATATCCATGCCAATAAAGTCTTTCTCATCACGATAGTCAAGGTACATTGCGAATATCTTATTGGATGATTTTACGGCCTCGTCAGGGGTTTTAAATCTCCAATAATTACAAATATCGTTAGTATAAGGGCGAACCAATAGAACTCCTTGCTCTCCCCTTCCAATACGATAAAGTTTACGATTTCTCTGATCTTTAAAATCAATGTTCTTGTAATCAAGTTCATAATCAAATTCTTTCAAATTACCTCCACTTGGATAATGGTTTTGTTTCAATTAATTTTGCTGTTTCAATTTCATCACTCTCATCAGCATTTGTATGATATGTGACTTCTTTGAGAGTCTTGAGATATTCCAAAACGTGTTCTCTTATCTCCATCAAGTCCTCATAACAACCCTGATTATATGCACATCCACGCAAATCGTGGTCAGGTTTCATTACTGACTCGGTAAAAAGGTCTAATGCTCTCTGATATTTGACAGAGGCTGATTCCTCTCCTATTGATGCTTGATCTCTCATTTTTCTAAGTAAACTGATTTATTTATAGAACAGCTGTCACACTTACAACTCTTGCGTTAGGATTTCTTGCAAGTGCAACCTGTCTTGCTTCATCATAGTTCTTTGCATAGACTTCCTCTTTAAAGACTCGCCCTGCAACATAAAGTTCAACTTTGTGTTTCATAATATTTGTAACTATATTATTATATTAGCATAAATTTTATCTTATGCCATTGTTATGTGACAGTTTATGATGTGTCATGATACCAAAAACTGTTTCTCATATTCTATAAGCTCATCAGGAAAAAACAACTGATCTTCTGTTAATTGAGCATATTTCCATAGTTTTTTACCTTCTGGTCTTTTGCATAGTTTAATCCCTGCTCTCTCATACTTCTGGTCTGTAGGCACAAAAACCTTATAGTTATTGTCAGTATTAGATGTAAATTGTCTAAGTATGCTGTTCTCCTCAACTGTAACCTCTACAGTAGAACAAGCAATATTGAATATATTTGTGTAGGTTTCAAGATCAGATAGATATTTCTCCTGATTATCAAGTATCATACGACCCATGAACTGTGGACTCAAGTAGTGATCTTGACAGGTTTTCTCTTTGTTTAGTTTGTTTTGAAGTGCTGACTCACTTATAAATCCTGTAGGATTTGTACCCGCACCAAACATTGAGTTGTAAAATATTCTTGTAAGAAATCTTGTCCAGTTGGGATCTCCCCACTTGTGCATCGTTGCCTTGAGACTTAAGTATGACCCTTCGCAATATGAGTATGAGTTCTTTTTCATGATCTAACTACTGAGATGGCTGGTTTACCCTGCTTGAATACAGTATCAACTACTGCTTGAACACTCTTAGATGTGCTGATACCAACCTTATCATAGACAGGCACACAAATCAATCCGAATGTCTTTGAAGCATCGCCCTTGCGAATGACACGACCAATAGATTGACTAATACCTATGAAGTCCATCTTTCTCATAAACAACACCGCTTCAAGACCCTTGACATTGATACCTTCTGATAGTATGCTGTGATGAGCAACCACAAATTTGCGGTGTGGGTCTTGTCCCCAACTGTTGAGAACATTGAAAAATATTTCTCTGTCAACTTTCTTACCATTGATAACACCACCTGTCTTTGCTGTGATGAACATCCATGAGTATCCACGATTCTCAAGACCAAGAGCAAACTCTGAGTCAGTAAATAGTCTGACAATCTGCTTTGTTGATCTTGCACAAATCAAACTCTTGTTGATATTGTTGTCATCAAGTGTCTCAAGTAAGTGCTGTGAGTCTCTCTCTGCAACATCTTCCTTGTCCTCTAGTATATCAAACTTCTTGATCTTGACCTTCGGTGGTAAAATATATCCCTGTCTGACTAACTTAGGTGCTTTGACATTACAGATGACCTGACCAAAGATGTCAGTATCATTCATACCAACCTTGAAAGGTGTAAGAGAATGTTTTGGTGTTGCTGTAAAGAAATAGTTGCGAACCACATACATTGAATGATGCTCTACCGCTTCAATAAAGTTCTTTTGAACAGCATTGTGGGCTTCATCAAAATATACAGTATCAGGCAACATAGCAGTTGCTTTCTGTATCTTGTGTAGAGAATGATATGTAGTGAATATGAGTTGATGTCTCTTGCTTTTCCAATGCCACTCCTCGATCTTCTGACTATTGGTTGTGCTGTCGTGATGTGTCTCTCCACTATGAACATGAAGTACATCAACATCATCAATGAACTCAAGGAACTCTTCACATAACTGATTTGCTAGTAGGATACGAGGTGCAACCACTACAATAGTTTTGAGTCTGTCACTTTTGAATTGCTCAATGGCATCCTGTATCATGCAAATAGTCTTGCCACCACCAGTAGGAACAATCACTTGTCCTTTGTCATGTCGTGACATTGCTTGAATGGCTTTCTCTTGGTGGGGTCTTAGTTGCATCAAAATCCTTTAGATATACCTATTATATCAAAGGAAATTCATTTTGGGAAGTCTATGTGTCAGTTTTAGAACTGTCTCCAATACTTTTGATCGACATATCCATTTGTAAAGTGTAGATGTTCTTCTTTTAATATTAATGTGATGTCACCCACGATTGCCAACCTCTCACCTTTGAAATCTGATACTACTGACTCCGTACCATGCAACACACCACTTGGAAATAGAATGACACATCCTTCCTGTGGGTTCAAATAGAATGTATTTGAGTTCAGTAAATTATATTCCTCAACCATATTCATATCAGCAATGCCCTTGTCAGAGGTTGATGTCTTAAACAAACTATTTGAGCAATGTGGATTATGAAACGTAAGTCTATGTGAATTTAGTGGGGTATTCAGATAATATACGAAAGAAATATGACTTGTCGAATGAATATGTAAGGG